GCATTATATCTCCTATGTACTTATAGCATCAACGACAGATACCCAAGCATCACAACTGCTTGCTGTGTTACTGACAATCTTCAAAGCATCGCCAGACTGTAAAACGATTTTAGCTCCACCATCTAATACTTGCAAAGAAGAACCTGTGGGTATTGGAGCATCTTTAACAAGATAATAATCCGCAGAACTTGCAGTTACATAAACATCAACTAATATTTGAGAGGTATGGACATTAGCGATATTTATACCAACAACTGCATCATCTGAGTTAGCTGTTCTCAAAGTGCTTGCAGAAGTACCTATATTTCTTGCTATGTTTCTTTCAAAATCCTGTGCCATATTCTACTCCTACAAGGCTATCGCCATAGCGGTAGCAAAACCTTTAGATGCACCCTCACCAATTCCTAAATTAGCTGGAGTAATCTTTTTCATCGTGCCACCGTCATCTATTAGAATAAAATCAGCATCTGCACTAGAAGAAGTTGTCGTGGGAGCGTCCGAATTTAATGTGGTGATAATTGTAGCACCAGAGGACAAGGCATTTATGTCATCATTCGCATCTAAGAAAACGGCTTTATCAGCAGGGTAACAACAAAATATAGTCTTAGTTCCAGAACCCCAACTTACCGCATTGTCATTATTGCTAGACTGTAAGATAGTAGTTCTAGCAAGAGTGGTACCTGAAGCAGTATATGTTCCTATACCAATTTCAAAGTTAGAGTTGTCCTGACAACAGTAATAAGTTGTATTTCCGTTACCTATAACAGAAAAAGCTTGAAAATTGTTTTCAGCACCACCAAGATTATAGGTTCCTGTTCCTGTCGTAGTCGTGGTTTCTTTAACACGATCTCCTAAAACAAGAGCCATAACGCCACCTATGCAATACGAATAATAGCGTTAGATGCGTCAGCAGTAGGAAACTGAATTGTAAACGTACCAGATGTAGATGTTTTGTTACTAGTAAAATCAAGCACTGCAACAGCTTTATTAGATTGACTTGAATTATAAATCAAAGCTCCCATTGCTGTAATTGTAGCTGTTGTAAAACTAAGATCTGCAAAATCAGTAATTGCTGTAGTACCAGAGAGCGAAGGATCTACTCTTGTTAAAGAACCACCACCAGTAGCATAAGTTCCACTTGAAGCAACTTCTCCAGTTGTAGTAAATGCAGTAGTTGTTGCTCCTAAAGTAGCGGTTGTTGAAGATTTACCACCAGAACCTTCAGCATATAGAGCGAGTTTAAAAGTACCACCGCCTGAGTTTTTAAAATTATGTACCCCTTCTAACAACTCTTTTTTAAAAGAGCTACACATTGCTTGTGCTATAGCCATTATAATCTCCTAACAAGGTCAGCCATTTCTTTTTGTCCTGCTTTGGACATCTTATGAGCGATTGTAGCACGTTCTTCACGTCTTGACAACTCTATTGTTTGAAACAGCACAATTCTAAGATTTTCTTTAAATGTTTCTGCTTGTTCTTTTATTACAGGAGGTGCTGAATCAGCCACTCTTAAAAGCTTATCCATAGCTAATTGAGTTAGTTGTTCTGAGCTTAAACCACCTTCATCAGAAGTCATTACATTAACAGAATTAACATTTATTCCTGTTTCTACACTAATCATTTTTTGCCTTCCTTGGTCTGCCTCTAGTTTTTTTAGACGGCTCTTTATAATTTATTCCAGGAATATCGTGTCTTCCAATTAAGACACCTTGAAGCTGATTATCTAAAGGTTCAGGGGGTTTTAAAGAAGATTTAGGAACAATAATTAGCCCATTATCTTCAAATTTTTGAACTAAAGGATCATCTAATCTATGATAACCATAAAGCTTTTCATGTTCTGGAACATTTGTATCTAATAAACCAGAAGTTTTTGCTATTTCTATTTTTATTCCTTTTAAAACTGCAACAGCACACCAAAATTCTACACAAGCTCTCCCTGCCTCAGCAAAATTAATATTTTGTTGATAACTAAAATCAATACCATATAAATTTATTTTAGAAACCTCACTATAAATTGCATAAGCTACTGCATAAGCTACTGTATTGTTAAAATAACAAAATTTTAATTTTGAAATAATTTTTTCTAATGGATAAAGTTTAATTTCGGGTACACGTTTATCTAAACAACAAGAATAAATTGGACCTTTATTCTTAGTTTTTAATAAAAATTCTCTTCCTACTCCTGTTTGAGATCCTGCTTTTATATCGTCTAAAAAACGAGAGGCAGGATCCATCATAAAAGTGCGATCTACATGTAAAATTGCACCTATACTATTTATACCCCAGATTTCGTCAAAAGAGTGTGAATTTATTCTTGCACGAATAAGTTCTGTAAGACTACCGCCTAAACCGACGATAGCTATTTCTTTACCTTTTAAGTTTTTCATTTTATGCCCTTTTTATGTTTTTTGTATTCGTACTAATCCCTCTCTGTATGCATCAGTGTTTTCTACACCTTCTCCATAGTTCTTTAGTCTAGAAATAGCTTCCGTAAATCTTGCTTGATATAATTGTGTTACCTCAGCCTCCCCCTTCATAAAAGTAGATGCCTCCAATAAACAACCATAAAGTAAAGTATCGGGTGCGTTTGTACCTAACCAAGAAGTTCCATCACTAGTTGCTGTAATAGATTGAGGTCTATAGTAATAGTGTAATTCTGCTGAATAATTAGCATCTGGTGTAGGGGCAACTATAAAATTATCTACATCGAAAGTTGCATAATATTTTGGTGTGCCAGTAGTAGACGCATTAGGGTGATATTCTTGAATAAAGTTTACATCTTTTAATAATAAAAATTCTTTATTATTACTATTCGTTATAGATAATGAAAAGGATGCTAAATAATCAGAAGGTGCAGCTAAAAACCGATTTGAAGTAGTTAAAGTACCAGAAACATTTTTTCTAAAAAAATCTAAATCTACTAATTTTAAAATTCGTTCTTCAGTGTTTTTTATAAAGACACTAAGATTATTAACAAAAGTTGTCTCATCATTCTCAGAGAAATCTTGAATCGCTTGTTTTAATGTAGTAAATGTAAAACTCATGGTGTATTCGCCTGACCGCCCATGCCGCTATGGTTTGTACAATAATAATACAGTGTTGGCGCACTAGCAGCAACTGTTATTTGTGTGTATGCTCCTGCGCTTCCTGGAGTACCAACCGTAGTTACTCCTGTTGTGTATTCACTACCTCCTCCATGTGTGCCATCTGAGGTAGTAGAAAATCTTAATGGATGACCTGAATTAGAACTATCACTTTGATCGAAACGATAAGTAGAACCTTCATTTAATGTAATCGCAGATCCTGTTTTATTTGTACCATCTAAGAAATATTTATTACCACTATCATCCACAACGGTTACTGTAAATAATTGATATACTAAAGAAAGTGAATTTAATGTGCTTGTTAAAGCTGAACTTGTTACGGATGTTGTAACGCTTACAGGAGTAACAGCACTAACTGTAACACTTCCAACACTAGTCGTTAGAGCATCTAATTTTTCAATAGAAGAAGGTATTATATCTTTACCTGTGCTAGTAAAAACAATAAAAGGAGTATTATCATCAACTACATCGGGTCTTGCGTCTTTAAGAGCTTGTGCATCTGCTACATGACGAAGTGGTTCTAGTTGTGGATGCTTTGGCTCATACTCTGAAATATGAACTATAGAGCCGTTCCATTCTTTTATACGTTCTTTGTATGGAAAAGATTGACCACTACGATCAGAAATAAATTTAGCATATTTTCCACTTGCAAATGACATTAAGAAATTAACCTCGGAACTAATCGTAAACTTGCTCTATCTCTATCCTCAGCCGCAGCTCTAGCAAACTCTTCATCATATATACCTTTTAATAAAGCAATACGTTCAGGGTTTACTTTCATACTTAAATAATACGCTAATCCTGCGACAAGACAAGGAAAAAACCTAAAAGGCATATCTAAATCATTTGTAAATGTATCAGCATCATCCATTCTTACTAAACGATAATACACGATTTGGTCTGTAGAATTTTCAGGAGTTTGCCATAAATAAACGATTGGATTAATTTGTCTGTCTACAAAAAACTGAGACGGTCTACCTTGATCTGTTTTATTTGGAAGATTTAAATATTCTCCTCTGCCAATACGATCCATAGAAAAATCAGTGCCACTTCTTCGCACAACCATTTCTAAAATATCTATTGTATCTGCACCAAGAGTATAATTAGCTGTTCCTTGCGTTAAAGTTGTTGTAACTTGCTCTATAGTGAATAAATTTATGCCTCGATTAGCCCACTCAGCTAGTAATAAATTTAAAGACCGCCTAGCTGTCCTTAAACCATAGCCTGTTTTTACTTCAACACCACACCGTTCATATGCCTCTTCTATTGCATCTGAAACATCGATATTAAAGTTTGCTGAGCCAGAAGTAGCCATTATTTATCCTCATACTTCATATATCCACCCATCATTTTTTCAGCAACTTCATCATCCATATAGCCACCCATAGCCATTTCAGTTACATCAACAGATTTTCCAGGATTTAGTTCTTCCGCTGGATCAGGAACCATTCTTTTTGGTTTTCCAGAAGGATTGCCACCAGATAAGCCGCCACCCTTCATTTTTTGTGCTTTTTTTACTTTATCGATTGCTTGATTTAAGTTCATTTTTTCTTACTCCTTTTTCTTCTTAGAGGTGTTACATTACGTGGTTTGCCTTTATTTGGCTGACCTAGTTTTACTTTTTGTCTAATTCTACTTCTTTTTTCTTTTGCAGACAACTCACTTGTTGTCTTGGGAGTTTTTGAACTAATGCGTTTGGAGGGGCGACAATATGGAGTACCCCTTTTTTCACCTTTGCGACGCCCACACTTTTTCCCTGTGCGTACGTCTTTCCAATCTTCTTTAAACCATCTTTTAAGAGCCAAGCCTTCTTTTGTTCGTCGTACCGCCATTCTTTTTTCATGTCACTTTCGTTACTTTTCTTTTATTTTCTAATACTGCTCCGCAACCTCTAGCGACACCTTTCTTGTTTGTAGGACGTTTTGGCTTAGTTTCTAATTGCGCTAATAAGTCTTTTCCATAACCACCGTTTTCAGCTTTAGCGGTTTTCTTTTTACTTTTATTACCATAATTAGCAGCACCTACTTTTCGACATTTTGCTATAGCCCCAGAAGCATAAGCTGAAGGAAAAACTTTATATCTAGCTTTAACTTTGCGATAACATGCGTCTTTAGGCATTTTTCTTCCTCTTCTTCTTCTTTTTCTGAGGAGGGTTACTTATCTGTTTTCGCATTAATCCACGCGAGATTGTCATTATTTCTCTCCGATAAAAATTCTTCCCACATAGGTTTTATCATCATGTGGTTTGCAGCTACCTTTTCTTTTATAACTGCTGTTTCAGTTTTTAAGTCGACTACAGAGACCGCAATCCAACCAAGAAACGCTAACACAACTCCGCTTATAATTGTATTTACATCTAACATTTCCAACGTCTCCTAGCCGCACATATTCTTTTTTTAGGTGTTTTACGACAATTAATATTATGCATTTTAGCTTGACCAGCAGAACGTGCGCAATATGACTTACGACGTTTTGCACGACCTTTTGACGGCTTGCTTTCCGTAACTGCCGTTTTGAGCTTACTTCCAGGATTTGCGCGACGATAAGCCCGAACACCTTTTTCTGTCATCCCTGCTCCACTTTTAGTAGAGCGAAAATTACCCGACTTGACTGAAGTTTTTATCGGATTAGATTTACGTTTCTTTTTCGCAGCCATTAAAAGACCTCTGTTTTATGATAAGAAAACAGTAACCCCATCTAAGGCTGTTTCATCTACATAAATACTAGTATCAAATTTTATACCTTCATCAGGAATATTTACCGAGAAAGTATCTCCAGTTTGTAAGTCTAATGTTAATTTAGTTGATCCTCCAGAACCACCATCTTTTAAAATTATTTTTGGAGTACCAGAACTCTCTGTATTAACAGTTAACTGACGAAGACGTGCTGGACCAGCATAAACAACGCCATCTCCATCCGTACCTACGTCTCTATAGGCGGTAAATATAATTGATCCAGCCATTATAAACTCCTATTAAGCTAGGTTGTTATTCTGCTGATACAAAATTGTAAACCGAATAAGTCCTGCAGTTGTTGTAGCAGAAGAGGTCACAGTAAGTCGAATGTCAG